AAAGGACGAACGAACATCCATACAAATTTAATAAGTAATGTTTGCCCATTTATTTCTTAGATTTCTTATTAGAATTGGACCAGAGTTTAGTATTTACACTCCCATCAGTCCATTTAATATCTTGTATTCCATTCTTTCCATAAGTATCATAATAGTAATCAAATATTTCAACTTTGGAAACTGCATGGACTACATCATAGCACATTAATCCATCCTTCATATACGAAACCAAATAAGAATCTATAGGAAGAGATTTATTTTTAGATAAAATAGGATCGCAATCAGAATGAATAATCTTCAATTTTAGTCTCCAAAATTAATATCAGGGAAAGCTTCTTTAACAACTGCTTTAGTAATCCTATACTTTTTATGTAGTTGCTTATCTTTAATTAGGCACAAAATTTCTGCCTCTGTTTTGTGAAGAGATTCACAGAGTTGAATAAACATAACTTCTCTTTTTGTTTGGGGAAGAGTAGTTACTCCCTTTACAAAATAGTTAAACTTCTTCCACTCATGATCTAGTCTAGAATGTTCTGTATCTTCTGGGGCATCATTAGGTGTATAAGGAACTTCCCCCTCTGGGATAAGAGATGCTACTCTATCATCGAAGTTCCAAATTAATACACTTCTAAGAGCAATATTATCATAGTGCCTCAGAATTTCAATCTTTTCTTCTTTAGTTTTGGCACTAGAAACTCTTTTAATAACTTCAGATACCAATTGATTTGTCGGAAATTTCATAAATTATTCTCCATTAATTAATCTTCAAATTCTTCCTCTTCTTCTTCAAATCCATTTTCAAACCTAAAAGCGATTATTTCATCTGGAACTATATTGCCATTTGAATCAAACATTTCAGGATGTAAACTTATTGAGTGTTGAGAAAATATGTGCCCTCTATATATCCAACCAATAGTTGCTCCAAGTAATAGAGACATGACAGCAAACATTACAGAAAAAACTAAAGTAATTTCTATCATGGTGATCTCCTGGGGTATTTTTTATTTGCTAAATCCAAGGACAAATGAAAAGAGATAGTAATTTCTTTATTAAAAATAGAAATTATTTTTTCAAAAAAAATAAAATATTTTTTCTTAGGTTGTTTCTTTTCATTTATTATTAACTCAACACCCCTATTACTAGAGGTCATGCCATTATTTATAGTGCCCATTAAATCAAATTTTGTTCCTTTAAATACTTAATTGTATTTGAACATCCTCCAAGTTTTTGAGTATCAGACATAACTTGAGGGAACGTAGACCCTTCTCCAAACTCTGCATAGAATTGTTCCCTGCTAAATTCAGATCCTAGAGTATATTCTCTGACAGAAAATCCTTTAGTGATAGAAAGTTGATTTAGAACTGATAGAATTTTTGTGCAATAGGGACATCCTTTCTTGCTGTAAACAGTAAAATTCATGTGCTTAATAGATTAGTATAGTAATTATAATAACAAAGAACCTCATTGACAAATGAAAATTCTTCTGGGTATTTAGAATAAATCTCACCAAGAAATACGCTATCTGCACAATAATAATTTGGCACTAACATAATGTCTTCTGTAAGATCTTTATGAAAAACAACTTGAGCAAAATCTACCCCAGATAATCTCATATTTTGAGGGCAAGCAGCTCTATATTCTAATCCAGAAAAGTCTTTGCCCCCAATATATTGATTAAATGCTATTGCTTTTTTATTAGTATTGATAATTTCTTCATAGATTCTAGAATAAAATCTATCATGAATTGCATTATCATCATCAATCATGTAAATATATCCATCAGGAATTTGAGAATATATTTCATTTAAATATGTGTGCCCAAGATCTCCTTCTACTCCAATAAAAAATTTCAAATGAATATTTTTTTGAGAAAATTTAGAAAGAATATTTTTATCAATGAACTCCACAGTTCTCATATCAAATAGAATCCACCAATTTACATTGAATTCTGTAGGACTTTGAACTGACTCATATATTTGATCTAGGTATTGTATTCTACTACAACGAGTTACAATGTGTAAATTTATCATGAGTTCAAATCTTTACTGGATGTGGACGTTTTGAATTTGATTTAATTGCACAAAGCCATGCAGTAGTAGAAGCTATATTATCTTCCCACCAATTAGTTTCAAGTCTAAACTCTTGGAATTTAATAGTGCTATTCTTTATATAATTTGCTTTTTCTTTTCTAGTATAATACCAGAAACTATTTTCATTCCAATAACTGACATGAGTAGGGTCTTGGAAAGCTCCTCTGCCATCTGTAGAAGGGACTTCAATAAATGCCCAACCACCATCACAAAGAACTCTATAAATTTCTCCCATAATTTTAGTCTTATCCTTCACTGTTTGAAGGATGTGAGTAGCATCAATAACCCCAACACTATTGTCATCATATGGAAGACCATCATCTAGATTACAATCTTCAGAGGTCAAATTAATATATCCACTCTTAGGATAATACTCCCCAGAAAGATTTACCTTCAAAAGATTATTGAGGTCTGCATCTCTTTCTGCAAGTTGCTGTCCATATTGATGGAACAATTCAAAAGTTTTAACTTGAATAGAATCAGTTCTGATAAGTTGAGTATTATTTCCTTCAGGAAGAAATCTATAGTAATAAAGAATCTCTGGAATGAAACAAAATTTGGTTTCCAAATATGTTCTCATTACCAAATCATGGTCATCACAGATATTTAAATCAGGATTGTGTCCTCCAACCTTGTGATATACCTCCTTTCTCCATGACCTTACATGATCAGGAGCATACCAAATGATTCCCATACTATGACTTGATGGAGGAAAACTATCAATCTTAATAAAATTTTCTCCTCTAAATTCTACCCATTCATATGTCCATCCATTAGCAGGATTCCAAGGAACTTTATGCTCATCTCCTCTCATATCATAAAGAAGATCATCACTATAAACAAATCCAATTTCTGGATCTTGATATGCTTCATTCAACTTTTCAAGACAATCCAATCTCAAAAAGTCATCATGATCAACTTCTACAAGAATGTCTCCTTTGCCTAGAAAGAAAGCTTTATTTTTAATAAAACCTACATTAGGACTAGATATCCCAGTATAAAGTTTTACTTTTTCATCATCTTTAATTTCAGAAGGAATGTCTGCTAGTGTGCAATTTCCATTAATATATAAAATCCATTCCCAATTATCATAAGTTTGGTTCTTAATTGTATCATATAATTCCAAAAGGAATGGCATGTTCTTACTATCATGCTCAGGAGTAATGATGCTAAATTTATAATTCATATTAATCAATATTCAGTATTAAAGAAAAAGACCTGGAACAATCTACCATCTCCAAAATTATTTCCAAAATAATCTACAGATGCATGGAATAGATTTCCTCTATAAAGGATCAATCTATTATAAACATTCCCAATTCTATCAACTACTTCCCACTTAGTATAATCATATCCATGTTCTCCATGATCAGAGTTCCCTACTGATTCTCTTTCTCCAGTAGGTTTATGCCTATACAAAGCAGTTCCCCCACTCAAAGGTGCATCTGGATTTAAATAGCAAACCCCTGCCCACATATTGTTATAGTCAGAATGAATCCAAGTTCTATCAATAGATGTACACATTTGAAATGCCCCAGTATAACCAACATCATCACTGGCATTAAGCCAATCTGTAACATTACCTGCTGCCTGATATACAGTTCTACTGATAGTATCTTTTACATCTTGAAATAAAAATGGTTTTGTTCTAATCCCAGGATAATTTCCCTTTACTGAAAAATCTTGTGCTAATGCAAAATTTCTAATGTGATTTGGATCATTATAAAAATCATCCACAATAATTAAATTAGTTTTCATTCCAATAATTACCAGTTCTTGAACAATATTTAACATTAGGATTTACAGAACAAAATCTATCCCATCCAGGTTCCCCTTCAGAAACTCTTTTGCCTTGAAAATAATCCCCAATATGATTTACCATCATACCACCTTCTTTAGTTTTTAACAAACCTGCACCAAGATTATAATTTTCCATCAAATAATTTGCAAGCACAGACTCTGAAGGATTGAATCCTGTCCTTTCTAGAATAGGTTCTTTAGCAATCCAAGCAGGATATAAAGAAGTCAACATCCAAAAATAAGGAGTAGCTTTTTCATATCTGTAATCTTTAAAAATTACATCATCTTCTTTTGGACCAATCTCTTCTGTTTCATGATCATACCAATTATTCCTTTTCAATTGGATTTGTGAAAGGGTAGGGTCTTGCTGCAATAGTTCAATCATATCCATTACTTTCAATGGATACATGATCTCAACATCATCTTCCTGATGTAAGATGTAATCATAATCTCTATCTTTAATCAGATCAAAAAATTCTTGCCAAGTTTTTGTAATCCCTAAATTTTCTTTATGTAAAATGACTTCATTATACCCATAGAATTTTACAAATTCTAAAAGTTTTTGATCATCTCTCCCTGTAGGATAATCATCTATAAAAATTTTATGGACATCCACTCCAGAATAATTAAACTTTTTCTGTGCCTTAAATGTTTTTTTCAAAAACTCTACTCTATTGGTAGAAAAAACTACATGACATATTTTCATAAAACAAAATTATCAAAAATTAATTAAAATCTATTGAACTATTATCATCAATATACAATGAAGGTTCATAATTAATAACTGGATCATACTCAACAAAATTATCTACAACATAAGAGTCTTCTTGTTCATATGTATCAAATAAAAATTCAGGTTTTCCTCCACGATTATCATATTCATCATTAAAAGAATGATTTTCTAAAAACTTTTCTACAAGTTTATCATAATTTTTTCCTGGAGTCTCATCATTTTCAGCTCCATTATTTGGACCTGAATTTCCTGGGGCATCATCATCCCCATTACCCCATCCATTATTTCCTCTAGGGCCATTTGGTTCTTCAGGATCTTCAGGTTCCTCAGGATCTTCAGGATCTTCAGGTTCCTCAGGTTCCTCAGGATCTTCAGGATCTTCAGGTTCCTCAGGATCTTCTGGATCAACTGGAGGTTCAGGATCTTCAGGATCAGGTTCCTCAGGATCTTCTGGATCAACTGGAGGTTCAGGATCAACTGGTG